CCATAATTGGATCAACGTACATAATTTCCTAACCGAGAAACCCCGTTACCGGGTTGGGGGCGGTAACGGGGTTTCTCATCTCTCGCTATGGGGGCAAGCGATTAGGGTTGCTCGGGCGTCGGCTCCGGTTCCGGTTCTACGGGCTCCGGTTCCTCGGGTGTATTAGTCACAGGAATAGCCTCGAATCTTTCCGTTGTAGGTTCGTCTCCGACAACCGGAGCTAATCCCGGTTGCCATGCCGTACCATTCCAATAAAACCGATGAACGGCATTTACGTAAATACCATCGCCCGTGGGCCATGCGGTTAGTGGATCGGCCACATATCCGAGGGGCCCAAGCTTTGCCGCATTCGGGAGATCCTGTGCGGTAATTGTCGGTTCCGTAAATGCGTCATCATCCGATGCCGAACCCTTATCGGGTCCGGGGGCCCATAATGACGGGGGATAACTCTCGTCGTAATAGGTGGACAAATCCGTCATGGCAATTAGGCCCACGTAATCTTTACGGTACCCTCACGCTTCGGCGTGGCGCCTTCCTCGGTAATCGCCGAGTAGAAACCGAGATAGGTAGCGACGGCAACCTGCCTACCATAAACGCTCGGCTCGAATGCCTGCATAAGCGGCATCGGGCGTTCGTAAATTTCGAGTCCGAATGAGTTACCCATGTAAAGAGTCTTATCGGTAATGGCGGGAGTAACGGCGACGTTGAGCCCCGACATGCTCGTAAAGTATTCCGTTGCCTTACCGGTCGCATTCGTATTCACGGGCCCAATAGCGGGATAGAGGGGACGTCCCGCAAGATCACTCTTACCGAGTAGGGCTCCCCATCCCGCCGGACCCATGGCAAGCCATGTCGGCAATTGACCGGTATTCGTAACAACCAGAGCGGCCGCCTCTCCGATAGCGGCATTAACGTCATCGGTTGCAACGGCAACGGTTGCGGTTGACTTCGCCAATTCGGTAACTACCGCCTTTTCAGAATAAGCGGCAACCCGCCTATTCATATGCGTAATTACCATATCGAGAGATCCGGCGAGCATTTCGACGAGAACTTCGCTGACGTTGATATAACCGCCAACTCGTGAACATGTAACGGTTTCGGCGAGAATATCCCATGCCTTGGATGGCATTTCCGATTTCTCTTGCGTAACAATTCCAACACCGGTTTCGAAATTGGGATCAACCAATCTCGGGCGAGTGAATGTAACGCTCGTAACGGTTTGCGCTCCGAGGGCGCTAAACAACGGGCGACCGGCGGGAGAGGGATCGAGAACCGGTCCCACACTCGGGATAACAACCAAACCGTTATATCCGCCCGCAACCGGAACCGTGTTTGCCTTATCGAATCCCATATGCTCGGCCGCACGACTCATAAACTTGTTGAGTCGCAAACCGCAATCGGGCTCGTCCGACCGGTGGATAACATCCCAAAGGAATTCGCCCGCCGTTCGATACGTGAAATCCTTAGCGACAATCGTAGGGTCGAGAGTGCGGATTCGATTCTTAGCCGATTCGGCCAATTCGAGATTCTGCGTCAATCGGTCAATATCATCGTTGAGCGAACGGACCCTAGCCTGTGCACTCTCAATCGTTTGGTTATCCGATTCGAGGAGATCTCGCCCCTCATCCTCGGCAATACCGGCAATCTGATCAATAAGCGCCATCTTTGTGTCACGCTCATCGAGCAACCGCCGCACCATTGAATCAACGGCCATTTTGAAACTCCCATTAGGATAAGTGAATATCAACTAAGGGATGCCGTTCCCCGATTCAATTGGGGCCGATATTCTCGATCGAAATATCGGGGGCAATTGCTGGGGCGGGATGCCTACTCGCTCTTATCTAGCGCATCCGTGCTCGGGTGGTCAATTCGTTCTTTCACAATTTCCTGTTTTATGTGTCTACGAATGATCCGCTCCGAGGCGTTGAATGTCGTACCTATCAACCGTAGGCAAGTGATAACCCCGATCGTGAATCCGATAGCGAATGCTCCCGCCAGGGATGCATTCTCGACCATTCACAAAACCAAGAAACCGAGAGCGAGAAATCCGCCGCCTAATGCCAGTAGGGATGCCGCTACCGGGCGAGTAATCGAAACTACCCACGGAACTACGGCAGCGATAGCAAACGCAATTATGGCAATGAGGAAAAATATGTCAGCGGCATCGAAATTACCGCTAGCGATTTCGGCGATCATACGTAGTTCCCCCATTCATCGGTACCGTCGGGTCGGGGACCGGTAACGACTCCCATTGCCGCAAATTCGCCCGGTTCAACCGTTACCGCATTCGGGTCAACGCCATTCTTGCCGCATAATGAAATAGCGCCATTCCACATTCCGTCGTCGGTAATAAACAGCTTTGTTCCGCCCGAATAGCACAGATACAGCGCCGGTCCATTCGATTGGTAAATACCTTTCAACATTTCGTCATCGTCTCCGATTGTTGGGGGCGGAATTGGTCCGGGCGATTGTCCCGCACGGCGGAGACATTCCGAACGAATATCATCGAGGGACCATGTGCCAGAGCTATTAACCGACCGAGGTTTCCACGGACCTTGTACCGCTTCCGCTCGGGCGGGATCGATCTTTCTATCTGTCCAGCCATTACCGGTACCGAGAGCGTGACTGAAAACGTCATCGGGACGGTTGCCTAATTCACGGTTTATCGCATTACTAGCGGCAAAGTAGTTATCGATCTGAATTTGCGGCCATGGCTCGCCAACGCCATTATTCGCAACCTCAATCGCTACCGTGCGAGTGTTGGCCGAATCGAGCGGAATCGTTCCCCTCGATAACGTTAACGGTCCACCCTTTCCGGCGGTATTTGCCGCTCCCGCCGCAACCAACCAAATCGAACCATCTCGCATAAGTGTCATATTGCCGACGGGAGCATCATCACAACCGTTGATTTGCCAGGCAATATCATTCGGGGGAGTTGTGCTCGATGCCGTATGGTGCCATTGAATACCGAGGGGAGTTTCCGGAAATCCACCGGAGCTACGGGCTCGGGTTTGCCAACCATCGATTCCGTAACCGGAATCGACAACAGGAATACCGGCGGCCCGCAAAACGTCGGCTAACCAAGTGAGATAGATACCGCTCATCGAATTGCCCCCTGCCGCCGGAGCCATTCGAGCACTTGCACGAAAATGACAATTGCGAGGGCTTTTTGCGGGGGAGTCAAATCGTCCCAATTAGGTTGGGAATTATCCACCTCGTTACGATATTTATGAAACCTAATCGCTACTTGCTCGGCATCGGGCGGTTCGGTATCGAAAGCATCGTCGTCGTCGAAATCGCCGAAATCACTCACTAACATTCGCCTTCATGCGGGCCCGTTCGGCATTCAACCAATCCCGAACCGATTGCAATTGGGGAGTATCGGGAATCGGGTCGTTTGAGCGAATGGAATCGATGCCCGCTGAAACGTAAGCGGGAGTAGCGGTAGCGGCAACGTGGGCGATATGCACTTGCACTCGGGAGACGATTCCATCGATAATTCTCGGCGGGCGAGTATCACGGAACATAACCGATAACCCCGTATGCGATTCCGTGAGTACCGATCGAATCTTAGTCATCCGGTCATCGTCGTAAAGCCTAAACGTTGCCCATGCGCCATCATCGGCGTCCGTCATTTCGGTAGCTTGCCCGATCATCGAATCGAAGTTATCTTTATGATCGATCAATAGCGGTACAAATAGGTTGCTACGTTTCGAGGTACCACCTCGGGCGATGAATCCTTGCACCATTGCCGCCATTGAATGGGCGAGGAATTGCTCTCGATATCGGACAACCTCGTTACGGGTTTCATCGAATTCGGCAATATCCGCAACCTCGCCATAGGGAACGATTCGCCCATGCAACGTACGTCCATCATCCTTCATCGAGAAATCAACGGAACGAATAAACGTGTCACTCATGCGATAACTCCCGTGAGATCTGTAACGGTTGCGGGATCATTCGGCACTAACCGATTACCCATACGAATTTCGTCGATCGTTTTCGCCCGGTTGCCATTCTCATCGATGAGGTTAAATAGGATTGCATCGGTACGGGCTCGGGTTTCGTCATCGGGTTTAACGTAATCGTCCCTATTGAATTCGAACCTTGTGCCACGAGGCAAAAGCCAATTAGACATCGCACTCGCAACCGCTGCCGCCGCCGTTCGTAACGTCATGCGCCAGTGAAATTCGAAAATGCTATTCGCATTTGAATATGTGAGTCCGTCGGGGGAGGGCAAGCCAACTAAATAGGGAGGAACGCCAAATGCAGCGGCTATACGGGTTTCATCGAAAACCCGTTGCTCTAGCATCATCATTTCACGAGGGGAAACCGTGAGGGTTTCTAATTCGAGTGTTCCCGAGAGAACGGCGGGAGCACCTTGCCTATTCGTCGCTCCCTTTATCCATGCGTTTTGCAAATCACGAGATTCGGTACCGTTGAGTTTCCGTTGTGATTTCAATACCGCCCATGGAATTCCGCCCCTGGTAGCGAGATTTTTATTCATCGTTTCGAGAGCGGCGGCAGATAGGACCGATTGCCCGCACCATTCGAGCGGCCCGATGCCTCGGAGATTCGTTGGGCGAGTTTGATACTTGATATGACAGATATCGTCCCGGTCGTAAATCTTGTCGCCCATCGAATACGTGATATCGCCGTTTCGCCATTCGATATTTACGAGAGCCGGATTTAGAACTACGAATCGAGCTACGGAACCGATTCCATTTGGTCCTAAACCATCCTTGTATCGACCGGTACACCATAAGATAACTTCACCACCTTGAAAGGTGTTAAATATCTGTTTGGCGCATTCGGTCCAATCCGAATACAACTCGGGCTCCGGGTTGTTTGACCATTCGGGCAACGGAACTACGTTAACACCCTTAATTCCGTAAATGGGGAACGATGCCAATTGCCTCGTATTCGTATCGATGCAAGTTCCGAGAGTTGATACCAAGCGACCGATATTCGGTTGCCCATTCCATAGGGGAGTATCCCAACCGGTGGGCCAACCTTGCCACGCCATAACCTCGGGCATATGTCCCGAGGTTTCTAATTGTCCCTCGGGATACATGGCATGAGTATCGCCAATTCCGGGGGGAACATTCGGACCGACGGAACCGACGGGAGAATTAGAGTTTGGGATATCGTCCCTCGGAATTGCCCTCGATCGGTAGTCGTTAATTACGATCAATTGTCCCTCTCCCATTGGGACTCAATTTATACTCGGTCTTGCCAGGGGCGTCAATCAGTGATTTACTCCCGAATATGCCGCACGGTCGATATCAGGGACATTTACGCACACGGGAATACGTGGCATTTAAGTCGATATTGCTCACGGAGTTTATCGAATGCCACGAAACGGGTTGCTCGAATCGAGCGGTAACACCCGATCACGTCCCACCGGTATCGGAATTCCCTCACCCCTCATTATGGGTAGGCGAATTGAAACCGCACTGTAGATATCACGCAAATAGGCAAGGGGCGGAAACTCGATGGGCAAGAGCGAAAACGCCTAGTCTCACAAGGGAATGGTGAATCATGGTTGAGGTTGCAAATACCCCTCGAATCGGAACGCCTCGAAACGAAACGATGATAACACTCGGGGGCTATTTCGATGATATTGCTCGTGAGTTAGGGTATTCGTCTCACGGTTGGCAATCACACCTAAATGCCGTATCGACGCAATTATCGCCCAGATATCATCCATTCCCGGAGCAATCATCCCTCAAATTGCACGCCCAACATGTGGGTTGCCTCGTCGGTAGGCAATCGGGGAAAACGGCGTGGGCAGTCGGGAGAGTAGCAGGGCAAGCATTACTCACGTACCAAAAAGATATCGCCGAATTAGTCGGGCTCGATCATATCAAACCGCAACGAATTATCTACACCGCTCAGAATAGGGTGAATGCGGTTGAGAAATGGCGAGAACATACGGATATCATCGTTAGTTCCCCGCTCGGTAGATATATCGAACATGTAGCGGGGCAAACGGGCCACGAATGCACGACGTTTACGAATGGGTCTACATATCGACCAATCACGCCTAATAAGATGGGCGGGCGTGGTATGTCAATCGATTTGGTTATCGTCGATGAGGCGTTAGCGCATCCCCTCGGGTTGCTCTCATCGTTGCGACCCACAATGGCGCAACGGCATTCCGCTAACGGTTGTATCGGTTCTCAATTCGTAGTGATATCGAATGCCGGTAACGATGATTCGGAGCTATTGAATCACTTGCAAGATATCGGGCAATTAGCGGTACAGAATGCCGACGATTCTCGGGTTTGGTTCGAATGGTCAATGGCTCCGGGAAGTGATCCGCTCGATATGCAAACATGGCGAGAGACAATTCCCACACTCGAACAACCGAATGGAATTTCCCTCGAATTCCTCGTTGAGGAATCAAAAACGATGCGACTATCGGACTTTATGCGGGAGTATCTGTGCTTCCGAGTGAACGATAGTGACGACCGGGTTATCGATTGGGAGCAATGGAAAGCGCTCGAACGAAACGACGTATTTATGGTGAACGACGCTATTCTCGCCATCGATATCTCGTGGGATAGACAGCGTGCCTCAATCGTTGCCGCTTCCTCGGAGGGCCCATACATCCCGGTAGAAGTGATCGAATCCAAAGAGGGAGTTGATTGGTTAACCGATCGAATTATCGAGGTTGCCGAACGATGGAGATGCCCCGTTGTAGTTGATACCGCCGGACCGGCGGCGGCAATGCACCTAATCCTCGAATCACGAGGTATCGAGGTGATTCCATTTGCCGCTAAAGATGTTGCAATGGCGGCGGGATCGTTCTACGACAACGTACGAAACCAACGGATTTGTCATCGGGGAGATTGGCGCCTAAATGATGCGGTTAGGGGGGCAACCAAACGACCAATTGGCGAGCGATGGGGATTCAACCGGAAAGGCAACGTTGATATCTCGCCCCTGGTTTCGGCGTCGTTTGCCGTGTTCGCAATCGATGCCGGGATGGTCGATAAGGGCGCTCTCTATTAGCGGGCGAATTCCTCGAGAATTGGATATATTCGAGTATAAACGAGGGCGGATATCGGTCGAATTGAATCGATATCGAGCGAATATAACTCGATTACGGTGGAAACCATTTAGTCCCGATATCAGTAAAAACAGTGATCGCTGTTTTTGGGGACAAAAACGGCGA